TGGTCTTTTCCACCTTTTATACTTTTGTCTAAAAATGAAATACCTTGTTTTCCAAGTTTCATCAATTGTTTTACGATAGCAGGTTTATTATAAATTTTCTTTAACAATTTACCTGTGTGTTGTGGATACCCATCATAATGTCCATAGGTAGATTGAATTTTACCATTTGGTTGTTCAATACCAACTAACCATCGAGTTCCTTCTGTAACTAATACAGATTCTTTTACTAAATTTTTTAATTTAATCATTTTATTTTCCTTACATTCTTGTATACAGACCTGTATTCTTTTCAAACGTATTATTTAATTGGTCAGCATAAACACCAACTACTTTGTTGACCACTTTAACTTTACCTTTACGAACCCTTAAAAATTTCATATCGTATAAATCTTTACCTCTATTGTAATTAATCACTACATGGGATATACTTTTGGAATTTCTACCAATCTTCATATGTAAACCCTTGTTATCTCTACCTAAATTCTTAGCACCAACCATCATCATAAATCTACGACCACCTAATTGTTGTAGTAGTGTTTTAGCCTCTGAG